GTAGCATTTTTTAACATTTCTAACTGTACATCCAAACCTGTTGCTTCTAGTGCTTTTTCTTTACTGTAACCTTGTGCTTCTACTGTTTTCATAATTCATTTTCATTTTTAATTTTTTTTATTTATATTATCTATGTGTATATTTATCTCTTATTAACAATACAAAGATACTGTTTTAATCTGAAATAAATTGCATCGACCCCTGTTAAAAAATGTTAAAGTCCTAGCTTAGAACCACTTGTCGATGAATTTAGATAATTTTTCTTTTCTTTTGGAGCCGTTATTTTTCCAACAGCTTCTTCAACGGTGTAATCTAATAAATATATACACACATAAAGTTCTTTTAAATCAGCTAATGAAAAATCCTCAGATTGTTTAACCAGATTTTCAATTTCATCCTCTGGTGTATTTTTGAATTTAAAATATTCTCTTCTTGTTTGTTCAGAAGGAAGAGGTACTTCTATTTTTAAATCGATTCTACTTGGACGTAGATAAGTGTCAGGAATTAATTCAGTGTTGTTAGTTGTAGCAATAACTACATGATGATCTAAATGTGTTTTTCCATCCAAAAAATCTAGTAATTCACTTTCGACCTCTTCATATTGATCTAAGTCTTCTAATATTGTTACAACAGGTGTTTCTGGTTGAATTTCTCTAAACCCATATCTTATAAATTCAAAATATGTATCGAGATTCCTAATACCATTTATTTTGAATACAACTCCACCTTTAGAAATAATTTCTTTACAAAGTATAGATATTATTGAACTTTTACCAGTTCCGGGAAAACCTTCTAACAATATACCTCTCTTATGAACAAGATTATTTTGTTTATAGCGTTCTGATTTTTCCCAAAAAGTATTTATCTCTTTTAATAGTTTTTCGGAAATTGAATCTGAGAATACAAACAGTTCATCAGATTTAATATCCATCTTTTTACAATAAATACCATGATCTCTACTAAAATCAACCGTATAAATTCCAGGTTCTATTTTTTGTAGAAGTGATATATTAGTAGACGGTTTTATAATATCCTTATCTTTTAGCCAAACTGATATTTTTTCTTCTTTGCGTTCATCATCATCAACGGGGTCATCTGATAAAACTATGATTTGACCTTGGGAGTTATTTAAAATGGAAGCCATGTATTTAATATTTCTTTTATTTTGTTAATAATTTCCTGTGAACTTTTTAATCCACAAGGATCAAATTGGGTACAGCCATAAGACATATCTTCTACAAGAACAGACAATCCTTCTAAAAATTGATAATAGCTTGAATTATCTGGAACTTGACCTGTTATCTTTAATAATACCTTTAAAGGTGTTATAGTTGGATCTTTTTCTCTCATTTTCTGAGTTACTAATCCAACCAGAGAAATTAGTACCATTTTCTCTGTTAAAGATACATTCAATAAACCTAATGAAAAAATTCTAGAATATACTTTTAATTTATCAGCATATTCTAAACTATCTAAAATAGAAATTGCGGTATTTACTTTTTCTCTATCCATTCAACAACAAGAGTTAACAATTTTTTAAATTCGTCAAGACCTTGTTTGATTTGTTTATCAGTAACGGGATATATTTTAGTTCTAAATTCAGGAATTGTTTCAACTACAACCATATTTGCTTTAAGTTTATAATTGAATCCTTGATTCTGCATACAACAGCTTAATAACCATAGATACATACCCATTTGTCGATAATAGTGGAATTTTTGAAACGATCCATCATACCAAGTTTTACCGATATATTTACCTTCTTCATCTTTCACCGTAACATTATTACCCATGAAAAAGTTTATAGGTTTCCCTGTAGTCTTTAAGTCATTTAAAGTAATTTCTTGTGTTTCGTGATTGACAGTAAAATTATCAAGTTTAGCCTTTAACTTTAATCTAGTTAATTTTCCATCTATTGTTACTTCTACCTCAGCAAAAATTGCATATTCGTTATATACTTCAGCTGGAGTAATTAATCCTTTAGGATAAAGAATTTCATCTACCTTTGGATTACTCTTTATTCCCAGAACACATTTTTCATATTTAGCTGCATTTGTTTCAGATAAATAGATTGTTTCTATTCCGTCGAGAGAATCTTTTATATGAATTCTTTTTAAATAAAAGGGTAGAGAAGATTTAATTGCTGTTTTTAAACGTGTTGGTGTCATCTTATCTTTGTAATAATCAGCATCAGCTGAAGCTAAAGATATAGATTCATTAATTGATAATCCTTTACGTCTATATTCATAAAACTTTTCTACACATAATCCTAACTTTCCTCCAGGTTTTCTAAGATCAGATATATTAAAATAATCTGGTTGCAAAACAATGGCATGAACAGCTGAACCTAATTCAAAAGAATCCGAATATCCAGATTTAAACCCTTGTTCATATTTTTCATATGAACCTCCTTCATCAGGATTTATTAATCCTAATTTAGAGTTAGATATATAATCTTTGTTTTCTGAACTAAAATATTCCTTATCGGTCATTTTAATTAACTGAATTGTTTCTGGTAATATTTTAATTGTGGTTTTAGTCAAACTCATTATATTTCTTTAATATTGTTTCATATTTTAAATCAAATATTCTATGTTTAGTTTCATAATGTCTATTATGAGGAGCATCTATTAGTAAACAACGAACTCCTGATTTGTTCAACATTTCAAAATTAGAAATAGAATCGTCTATAAAAACGTCTACTCTACCTTTTATTAAATCAGCTTTATTGCCTTTTTGATAGTACATTTGATAAATCGGTCTTATTGGAAAACCGTGTTTTTCAAGTGATCTTTTTGTATAAACTTTACTGTTTATTCGTTTAGTACAATATAATTCTGGGACAAAATCAATTTCTCTTAATTTAGGAAGATTCTCCCAAAAGTTTCTATTTTTTCTAAGTTTATAAACATTTCTTGTTACAACTCTATCTTCTTTAGGATTTCCGAAACATTTTATATATTCCGCCCAGAAATCTAATAAAGTATCGTCTATATCCAATCCTATTTTTAATTTCTTCATTCTTATCTTTTTAAATTATTCAATATAAGATTTTAAAAGAGTATAAAAGAATTCTTTTGGTATAATAGCATATTCACCACAGGAAGTAATATTCACATTACCTTCTTTCTTTTCTTGTATATTCCAAAGAATACATAAGGGTTTATCTATTTTACCAACTTCATCATTTATCTTTTTTACAGAGGGTGTAGTTTGAGTCTTTTTAGTTTGAATATAACAAGGAAGGATTCCATCCTCATCATTAATATCTATTTTCATATCGTCAAGTTTTTTACTTGAGGCTCTACTTGTAGATATATTTTCATTTCCGGTTAACTCTTTTAATTCATTCACAATTTGCCTTTCGTAGGCTGACCCCTTAGTTTTAGAATAAGCACCTGCTTTTTTCTTTTTTGGTTTCTCAACTGGAACTTTTTCTACCTCCATACCCTCTACTCATTCGGTAGATTTTTCTTTCTTCTTTTTAGCCATTCTTCTATTAGATTACATGTTTTTAATGTTCCGTATTTCTTAACATAATCTGTAAAATCCTTTACTTTAGGTGTAAGTAATACGTGAATATCTTTAAATTTTTTCCTTATCTTATTCGCTGATCTAACACCAGGTAAATCTCTATCATACAATAAATATATATCTTTGAACCGAAGTCTCAACTTATTATATTGAGCTTCGGTCAAAAATATATTTTCACTGTTAGGAGCAATAGCTGTTATACCAAATTCATATAAAGACATTACATCTTTAAGTGATTTAGTAATAACAATAAATTCTCCTGATTTAGGTAACTGTTTAGATCCTTGTATTATTGTAGAATGCCAGTTACTAAGAAACCTATATCGTTTTTTAGTTGGCATATACAATCTCCACAATTCATCGCCATCAGAATTTTCTCCTCCATAATATCCGTAGATAGGACAAGATTCACTGCTTGACATAAAGTAATTTCCATTTAAAAATACTGATTTTATAGAGTAAACTTTAAACTTTTTCAAAGTATTTTTGGATATTCCAAAACTATTCCACCATTTAAGTTCTTCTGGTGAGAATTCTTTTATTTCTACTTGAATTCTAGCTTTCTCAGTTTTCTCTAATTCAACTCCGGTGTACGCCATTTTCGGAGGGTTTTTTTGTATATTTTCAGATATAATTAATCCAAAGTCATTAGCTATAATTCGTAATGCTTTATAATAACTACAATTGAATAAATACATAACACATCCTACACAATCGAACGTAGGTCCAGCAAAATCTTTATATTTTAAATTTCCATTCTTATCTTTATAAAACGAACAAGTTGGGGTTTTATCAACTCTAATAATAGAAGGACTACAAAACAATCCCTTTTTAACAGGAACTCCCAGGTAATGCTCAAAAAGCGTTTCCTGGGAGTATTTAGAAAGAATAAGTTCTTTAGTTATCCTTGGGGTTACTTCTAATTCAAACATAGTTTATTATTTTTAACCTCAAAGATAACTAATTATTTTTATAAAAGTGGGAAATCAAATGTTTCATCTATTCCAGCACTTGCAGCTGGTTTAGATTCTGCTTTTGGAGCTTTTGCTTCATATTCAGTTGCCTTTGTTGGAACTGCTTGTTTAGCATTATTGATTCTAGTCATTTCTTGCGAAGTGAACGCAATGTTATTACCAATAAAGTTATTTCTAATATAAGCATTTCCTTCTCTGTTAATACTTGCAAAATATCCAGGGAAAATTGCGTCTCCATCTTTATTCTTTAACAATTTGATTCTTGTCTCAACACCTTTACCTGTGTTAAGTATTTTAGACACAAGATCTCTTAGACCATTCCAGTCAGCTGCTCCAAGATTTTGAGTTTTATCATCAATCTTTTTAGCAATTGCTGGGTTAATTGAGTCAATAGCGTGTTTAAACGCTAACATCATACTTTCAACGTTTGATGGTTGAGGTATTTTCTTTAATTCTCCTGTTTTCTTATCAGTATAATCTGTTTCCGTTCTCTCAAAATCTTGAGCACGAGGTTCAAAATATGTTTGTTCGAAAACACCATCTTTGTTAGAAAACTTTAATTTTAGTACTTTATATACAGCAGACGGATCTTTTACACCCTTAATATCTATTGCTTCACATCCTTCGAAAATTACATCGTGAATTTCGTTACCTTCTAATTGTTTTGTTACGTTACCTTGTGATGCTCCTGCTGTTGTTGTAAATGAAAAACTCATAATTGTTTATATATTATAATTGAAAAGTTAAGGTATCTATTTCTGTATCTTCATCTGTATTTACTAGTAAATCTGCTTCCGTTTCTTCGGCTTCCTCTAAAACTTCTTCTAATGGTACATCGGGATGACTAATTGTTCCGCCCGCTTGAGTAGAAACCAGTTTCCAAATACCTTCACGATATGGAACGATTGTAAATTCTGAACCAAATTCTGAAAGAACGGCATTTGATTTTCCTTTATACGTAATTGTATTGGATTTAGTAATTTTATTACCAGTGCCTTCTTCATCAAATGCGATATCTTTTCCGATAATAGGGATCATTATCTTTCCCCCTTTCTCGGCTTTTTCCCATTTGATAACAATTCGATCTTCATATTCAATGTTCATATCTGCAACAGCTTTATTATTAAAAGCTATCTTATTAGATTCCAAAGTAATTAAGGCTTCTTTAGCCATTTCTTCTTCTACTTCTTTTACTTTCTTTGTAGTTTTTTTCTTTTTCTCTACACCGTCAACGGTACACTTTACATCAGAAACACTCTCTGTTTCTGGGTCATAATTAAATGTTACAATAACCTGTTTCATTAGTCTTCGTAATTATATTTATCAATTTGCTCAAATACAAAAGCAAGATCATTATCTATATATTTGTCTTCAAAACACCCCATTGGAGTTTTTGCTGTTGTTGTTCCATCAGATTGAGTAACAAACTTATATTCCATTTCACCGTCGTCATTTTTAGTTCTAACTGTAAATAAAACATAAGTAAACAAACCTTCTATAGTAATCATATTGTCGATCATTTTCGATTTTGGTATAAATTTTTCTTGTTAGGGAATTATCCTACATTTATACCTCTTACAGTTTCCTGCAAGTCTAGACTATATCTTCATTTTTATATTTCCATACAAATCCAGCTGATTTTTTAAATTTACCTTTGCAACATCTACCTAAAGATGTTCTGTCTACTTTATAAAAATCAGCAGCTTCTGCAATACACCGCCATTCTCTAATAAATTCACCATCTAGAGAATATTGGTTTACAGGTCTTCCTTGTTTTTGTATAATTGCCTCTCTTACATTTTCTATATGAGTGGCTGATTTTTCTTTACCTAAATGAGATTTTGAAATTCGTTTTCTAACTTCTTTTGGTCTTGGAATTCCTTTAAGTTTTTCAGATTTCTTTCTCAAAGATTCTTCTGAAAAGACTTGATTTTGATTTCCATCACCTCCATCTGTTAAATTAGTTAATTCAAACCCCCAACTTTTGCACTGAGATATCCAATACTTCTCAATAATTTGCCATTCTTTAGAAGACTTATCACATTCAAAGGTATCTATCTCTATTATTAAAGGTTTTAGACCTACATTTAATAAAGAGGTTATCCAATTGGTATTATGATTTCTAGATCCTTTTCCATCATTAGCTCTTTTTGTAGTGCTAATATGCTGATCTAATCTTCTAGCTAATTTTTGAGAAGTTTTTCCAATATATCGAATAATATTTGGACTTCTTGGGTCACTTAGTGTATAAAATTTAATTTCCATATTTATTACATTATTTGGTTAATAATGTACAAAGATAGAAATAAAAATTTATATAAAAGCTATAGGTAAAATATAAAAACATCCCCGTTTCAAAAAATAGTTAATTACACTATTTCCTTACTCCACCGATCGTGGATAGTCGTTACACACGCCCGTTAGATTTCTAACTGCTTGGCTCGGTATTCCCATGCATATTCATGTTTAGGGTTCACCGGATTAGGGGTATTACAGGCAAATTTCTTTACCAACAGTTTTTATCTTGTAAGAAGGATTCAACACATCGCCAGTATTTTCACTATGAGTTAAGATGAATACTTTTAAATCTTCTCTCATATCCATAGCTTCTTTTAATACTGAATAGAAATGTTGAGCAATTTGAGTAAATTTTTCATATGATTTTTCTTGAGCTCTTTCCATTGCTTCAAAGCTCATTAAGTACTGACTATCATCAATCAATACATATTTAATATGAGGCATAGTTTTATCAATAACTCTCAATACTTGGGCAATTTTATCAACGCTTGCTGTATTATAGAGATTTCCCTCATATTTACGTGTTTCGGGGTTAAGTGTTAACTCCTTATAATTCTTTTTAAATCCTCTGAATGGTAGCGACTTTCTTGCTACGTTTATAATAAATGTATGTTCTGGATCTAGATTTCTAATCGACGTTGATTTTCCAGATCCACTTTCTCCTACAATTGCGCCTAATTCTGCCACGATATTTAATTTTTAAAATTGAAAAGTATTCCTATCTGATTGGTAGTCATCATCTATTTCATCATCACTGACGGGTTTCAAATAATCTAGGTTTAGATATTTTTCGTAATCTCCTATTTCATCGGGTTTAGGAAGTTCTACAAATTTACCGATTTCACCATAAAAAGCGACACCTTTAGTATAATCTGCAACACCATATCTATTCTTTAATATTTGAATTAATCTGAATCTTTTCTTAAGGACATTCTGTATAGGATATCCTTCACATCTGGCAATCTTTTCTCTGTATGGAAAATAAATTGCAAATACTACTTCAGAAGCATCGGTTGTTCCTGAAGTATCTTTAAAGTCATCTAGTTGATATAACTCGTAACCATTAGTTTTTCTGTCCATAGATTTAGAATTTCTATTCATTTGTTGAATAAAGATTCCTGTTAAAGAACATTTATTTCTGAAGTAAATGAAATAATCGGTTGTTAAATCAATTCTTTCTTTTTTACCCCCCTGACCAGATATAAGACCAACGTGGTCTAATATAGCAATTTTATATCTATCTGGATCACGATCTTCATATTCTTCTCTATGTTCATCTACTTGAACAAATTCACCAAACTGTTTTAGCCACTCTTTACACGTCGCATATATTCCTCCCGGATTTAGAGACTTGTCATAAATAGTTAGGTGTTGTTGAAGTTCTTTTAACCAAGGTTCAGACTTTTTAATTAATTCGAGATGTTCATCTGAAATAGGTTTCGTTAAAGACAAAATATCCTCATACGTTACTATTTCGCCATATGTATCAAATATATGAAGTGATAACATTTTCGCAAACAAAATATCACTTGACATCTCAAACGAATAATATAATATTGAAATTGGTTTAGATCCTGCATTTTTTATGAGGTTATAAACAAATACATCTACTGCAAATGAAGTCTTACCTCCTGAAGTATCAGCACCAATAGTATATATATATTTTCGTTGTATTCCATAAATTATAGAATCTATAATAGGTAATCCTGTAGAAATACCAATATTTCTTCCAGATCTACCTTCTTCTATATTTCTTAATAGTTGTTTTACACCCATTATAATAGTTCAGAGTTGTTGTATCCATTAACGTTTCCACTGTTTCTAATGTATTCTATCTCTTCCCATTTCCTACTGGAAATAAATTCTAAGATAGAATAATTTATAAGATTATTTTCTTTAGCATATTCAAGGGCTTCCATAACTCTTTCGTGTTTTACACTTGCACCTTTTATAGCTTTAGCATAAAATAAACAGAAATCGTCAAATGAAAACAAATTAGCTTTAGTAAAATTTTTAATACTACACATCTTTCCATTTATAGTTATAAACGGTGGATATGCATCGAAAAGTTCTTTACCTAACTGATTTGATTCCTTTATATACATCTTAATAAAATTCTTATTAAATGGAATATTTGAATAATTTAATGCTTCTCCTTCACAGGGTACTTTAAATGAAGATAAGATAACTTTCTTTTCTTTTAGTGACTCAAGTACTTGTCTAAATAATTCCTTTCCATTATTTACATTTGATAAATAATTTATAAGTAATGATGGATCACCATCAATGGCAAGTAATAAAAGTCTTAATATAAACAATTCTGTTGGTGTTAATCCACTGTTTATATAAATGTTGATCTCTTCTCGCGAAGATAACTCAAATTGATTCATGTAATTATTGTTTTTAACAATTACACATCAACTCTGCTTTTTAATATCCGTTACGGGATTTTTAACGTTTGCTTGGTAATTAAAATTTTGAAGTTTTAATTGATCTCATTATAGTCTAAATATTAAACTTGATTCCTCAGCTTCTTGTACGATATTATCGGACTCAGAGCCTTTCAAAATTTCATCTAGTTCGGATTCAGTTATTTCAATAAATTCTTTTCCTGAGGTTGACGTATTGAACCAATGTTCTTCCATTGTGCCTTTTATTACAAGAGTAAATACTTCTGCTTCTTTATCTTCTTCAAATCTAATAACTCTACCAAGTCTTTGGGTTTTTTGAGTTTGTGAAGAAGTATTTGATAAAATAATAGCAAGATTTAGTCCTTTAATATCAGCACCTTCATCTAAACTTTTGGCTGTGTGTATAACACCAAACGGCATTTGAGAAAATTCCTCAACTGTTATTCTATTTTTCTTTTTTGTATTTTTAGAATGAACTATATATCCTCCGCCAATTTTTTCCGCCTGAGAGATAGTAGCTGAGAAAGTTATTGCTTTTCTATCTTGTCGATAGCTAAGAATCTTTCTTGTTATATCTAATTTTTTAGGATGATTTGTAACAAAAGCTTTTCTCCCTTTCAAAGCTCTCTGCCAAGAAAATATGATTCCATCCATTTCAGATGCAGAAATTCCTATTTTTTTGGCATAAGTTCTTCTCTTAATAATATTGGTTAAGCATTCCATTGCTAGTTTGAAATCGAAATCAAATACAGAAAACATTTCATTAAATGTTTTATTTAATTGTCGATAAGTCTCTATATCTGGTGGATCTATTATAACCTTATATTCTATGTAGGGAGAAAGCCATTTGTTATCAATTGCTTCTTTAATGCTTATTACGTCACATACTGGACAAAATCTATTTAATAACTCATGTCTACCATCTAATCTACTAAATGTAGCAGATAAACCTAAGACCAATGATGGATCTCTTTGTTTAAATACTTCATAAAATGTTTCAGACGGAATCCTATGACATTCATCTAATATTAAAAAATCAACGTGAGAATTAACTTTTACCGCAGAATTTACAATCTCTACAGATACATATTCTAAAAGTCGATATTTGTTTAATTCTTGTATCCATTGAATTTTTAAGTGATCAGTTGGAACGACAACGACAATTATTTTTCCGGAGTTTTTAGTTAAAAATCCTTTTACAGCAGTTAATGCAGCTCGTGTTTTACCAACACCTGTACACCATTGTAAAGTTCCTCTACAACCAGAATCTCTCCATTTTGTGATACCTAATAGTTGTCGTTGAGTTCTATCAAGTGTCATTGTTAAATTTTATTTTTCTCATTTTTATAGTTTATTCATGACCAGATATTTTTCTTACGTGTTTAAAGCAATCTTTGATTGGTTTATTTAAATTAAACCTTGCTTTACCTGTTGAGGATACAGCATATTGTTTGTTGACAGCATCGACATACATTGTAAATTGTCCGTCAAAACCAGTAAATAATGTACGCCATACATCTTCAGGAAAATATTGTTTTACGTTGAATTGTTTAGCTCCTAAATCATCAAATGTAAGTTGAAGTTTATCAAAATACTTTGTAATTTGTGTATGCCATACTTCTTCAGCTTCTTTTACATTCTCGTTATAATATTGTTCTCCTCTTCCGAATTGTTTATATCCAAGAATTAGAACTTTTTTAATTGGACTTGCATAAATCAAATCCAAAATTGAAACGGATTGTACACCAGATATAACGTGAAAAACTACATTTGAAACATTATTAATTTTATTAACATCATCAATATTAGTTCTTCCTGAGATTGATAAACCTAATCCCATTATAAGTTGTTCATCTATTAATTTATTTACTAAATCAATATATTTATTTAAATGTAAATAGTTCATAGTCATATTACAGATTAATCCCAATTCTTTACATTTAGATAAAAAATCATATAAATGAGGATGATCTAGTGGATTTCCACCGCCTATTGCAAGTTCTGTACCTTTAGGAAGATCTTTTAGAATTTTCAAAAGGTAATCCAAATCTGCATGTTTACCGTGTTTAGTAGATTTTTCATGACAGAATGCACATCCTAAATCACAATAGTTTGTTATTTTAACATCCATTGAGTTTGGAAATTCTGGCATTGCATCAGAATAATCATCACCATCCCATTCTTGGATTTTTGTTCCGTTGTCAAATAAGGTAACTCGAACATTACCATTTAAGTAAGAATTTAATATCTTCATTTTATCTTTTTTAATGATTGTCATTATCTGTTAAAACGTTAGAACCTTTGTTAAATAAAAAGTTTCTAAGACTATCTTTACTTTCAAAAATTAGTGCAGCTTCATCTACACTTTGATGATCGATATAACCATTACTGTACCATCGATCTTCAGTTTGACTAAAAATTACTCTCTCAATATTTGTATTTTCTAAAATAACTTCTTTTAGAAGTTCTAAATCTTCAGGAGTTCCGTCGTTTATAGCATATGTATATGCATATGATACTTTATCTTCAAAGTCATCATAAAATTCATATTCCCAACCATATTCTCCAGGTTTTACTTCTAATGTTGTATTATCAAAAATTATAGGAGAATATGTTTCTGAGGAATCACAAATAGTCACACAATGTGTACTTGAACTATTTGTTTCAAATGTATTTCTTCTTATTGTTTTCATATATTATCAATCGTATCCATAATGGCAAATTGTTACAACTTCATCTCCGCTTTTAGTTCTAAAATAATCAGTATCCATTTCTAAACTATCGTACATTTCACAATATTGATCAAAAGATATTGGCACTTTACAATCATCACGATACCAATTACTATTAGCAATTACTTCATCAATAAATAAACTAACTTCAGAATATGATTCAAAGCCTTGATAATTGTATTTGAGTTTTAAAAATTCATATACATCTTTTAAATCATATACTTTATTACCATCATTAATATCAATGAATATTTCTTTATTAGTCCAATGGTCATAATCAGATTTATCTAGCATCGTAATACAATGTGTACTACTTGAATTTGTTTCAAAAGTATTATATCGTATTGTTCTCATTTTTTATTTTTACAAAGTTACAAAAAATTTCTGACATATGAAAATATAATTAGTTATTTTTTTCTTCAGAAATTTCTTTTTTAAAATCTATCATTTCGATATGATATGTTGAATTCAATGTTTTAAATGTATTTTCATCAACTATTTCAGTTATGACAGATGTATGAAACCATCCGTGTGCATCGCCTTTAGCTTTAACAATAAGTAAAGCTTCTCCTTCAATTGGAGGATTTTCTATCTCTCCGTATACGGTGTATCCTCTAAATATTCCATTTGGGTGAAATCCATCATATTTATCATCGGAGAGTTTAACTACTTTTACAAAATCACCTTTTTTCATATTTTTTATTTTATTAGTTCAAATACATGATATGCTGTAGTACCAGGATCCTTTGATTTACAATTCCCTATATATTCAACAGAATCAAATATATATTCACCTGTTTTAGCAAGTATAAAAGTTCTTTCCTCGTATACATTATCATTTTTTTCCTCTTCTATTACATACATACAAACATGTGAATCTCCGTATGTTCTTTCGTAATCTACTCCTACAACAACAGAGTTACGAGGCATTATAATAACTTGAGTACCTGAAAATAGATTATACTTTTTAATTAATTTTTTTATCTTCATATCTTAAAGTGTTATTGGCATATGTTTAATTGATCGATCTTCTGGATCAAAATCAAAGATTTCAAAGCAATGATACATATAGTCCTTACTATATGATGGTGAACTTCCTATATATTCTACAGATTCTTCAAATACCATATTGTCGGATATTACTAAAAAACATCGAGGTTTTAAAGTAACTGTTCTTTCAAATCCAAAAGGTTCTTCTTGGGGATTTAATGTTGAATTATAATTTTGAATTGTGTATATATGTGGAACATTTGTATTACTTAATTTAAGAACTTCAAAATTTATAACCACAGCATTTTCTGGTAAATGAACAATAGACTTGCCAAATTTAAGATAATGTTGCGATACAATCTTTTTCATATTATTTTAATTCAGTCAAATCCCAATCTTCTGCAATTGTAAAACCTTCTTCATCAGTCCATTCGTCTTCAGTATACTGAAATGCCCATTTGTTACCAAATCGCGAAAACATTTCTTCTCTTGCTTCTTCGTAATCGTCTGATTCTATAACAACATATTTATCTTCGTGTTCATGACCATTACCGAATGTAAAATAGAACTTTTCCATATTTTTTTAATTTAAAATAGAGACATTTGATAATCCTCTATTTGGTTAATAATTTTTTTAGCTTCCAATATATAGAATCGATAATTTATATCATACTCTTCCATTGGTTTTTCTACATATTTGTTAAACAAAGTTGCAACAAATCCTACATTTACACCAGTTACTTTTTCAGATTCAATAAAGTATTTCTGTAAAGCTCCTCCATGATTAGATATATAATACCGAGTAGTTTTACTTAAATCTTGAACGTGTAATCCATTTTCATTTAAAGTAACGTATTGCGCAATAGAATCTCTATTTGTTTTTAATCTCATACAAAAATCATAAATATTTTTATGTCTTTGTATAGTTTCTGATACAGGTTTTCCCTCAAAGAAATATTTTTCAAGTGCAATTGAGACAATTCTCATAGAAGGATCTTTATGTAATTCTTTATTGATTTCAAAATCACCTTTATGTTTAATCTTATTATCCAAATATTGAGCACTATAATTATTCACATCTCGAATAACCATTTTCTTATACTCATTCAACTCATATGTTAACTTACATCTAGAAGTTATTTCGTCCGATAGTTTAATTAAAGATTCTCTATATTTCTTAGGGAATCTAAAAGTAATACCATCAGTATTAATCTGTAAAATTGTACAATCTGGAATATTTTCACAAATATACTCAGCCCACATTGAGATAAATATTTGTCCACTAATAGTGGTTTTCATTGCATACAGAGGATCGTATAACCAACTTCTTTCTTCATTTGTCTTTCCATAACTACCATTAGCAGCTAATTTAAATCCTTCTACAATAACAAAGTCTCTTTCAGCTTTAGGTTTATGCTTTTCAGCAACACGAACACTTACAATTTCTCCATTATAAATATTAATCCATTCTGGACCAAGATGTTCAGGATATAAACCTTGTGTAATTGCTAAACTTGGATACAGACTATCAATATCAACATCATATATTCCATATTCTTCATCAGAATCATAGACTCCTGGATTTATACAAGCATGAGCTCCACCAGTACCGTAGAATATTTTTATGCCTTTATAGATTAAAGAATAATCTACTTTTCCTTTTGTTTCGCCATCATATATATATGTATTAGAAAATTTATCAACAAGTCCTTTAAACTTGTCGGTTTTAAATTCTATCCATTCTGGCAAACAATCTTTTAGATGAATAATTGGACGAAGAGTTTTCATTTTACGAACTGAACTCATGTTCTTTTTAAATCTTTCACAGTATAATTTTAAAATTAATTCTGTTCCTAATTTAATATCATTAAAGTTCATTCCGTTTAATTTAAATTTATGAGCAATTGCATATCTCAACTGAATCTTATTTTTTCCTTTATATAAAGGTAATTCAGTTTGACCTTGAGTTATATTTAGAAACTCATTAGTTGCTACCACATCATTTTTATTATAATCTAAAATTAAAGGAATTTCCTCTTCAGTAACCCAATGTGTGTGACTAAAAGGCATATCTTCCACTAAAGGTAAATTCATAGCTACCTCTAAATTCTTTAAAGATGTTGATTTTGCAGCATTATCAAAATGCCATATTTTAAATAAATCAATTTGTTTTATATGTTTATTCCAATCAGCAACAGCTGAAAATTCCATATTTATTATTTCTTGAGATTTTGCATATATTCTCTGAGATAGTTCATATCCAGATAATGTCTTATATGCATCATAATGATTAATCATATGATGAATGACAGGGTAGTCATAATTATCATTATTATACCCTATCATTATTAAATCTTCTCTTAATATATGTTTAATAAACTCTTCATAATCATTTCGTGAGCTATGAATTACAAATTGATGAAACGTTTTTGTTTGTCTACAATATCCTGTATATGTAAATAAATTCGATAGAACTTCTATATCATATACTTCAGAAATCATTACAATCTACACCCTTTTGCTTCAGCAACCATTTCGATTTCTTCCATTCTTCTTTCCCAGGAAGTAATGTGATCTTTTACGGTTTCCTCTAAATTAAATAAGATTCTGTATCTTAATGTTTCAAGTTGAACTGTAGTTAAGTCCATATACTTTTTGTTCGGCTTGATGTTTAACATTGCTCTCATTTGAGTATAACTCAATCCTCGAGAGTTTATATAAAGTTTCTCAACTTCTTTTATATTTAATCGTTCGCGAATTACCTCTAATCTATCGCGAACATTCCCATTTTCGTCGTTTTCAATTAGATCTCTAGACTCACTAGGAGTTAACCAGATACCTTGTTTAAGTATAAATGCTCTCGTTATGTGTTTTTTGTTGAAAGTTCCTAATCTGTCGAGACAACCGTCGATAATTAAATTCAACGGAATTTTTGTAAATTCATCTGGAACACCGGAGAATACATCATCTACTGTAGGTTTGTAATTTTTTAAGGCTTCTTTATTATTTTTTAAGAAATCGTTTATAGATCCCAATAGAGTAAATCTACTTAGATTGTTTTTTTGATCGATATATCTCAAAAATAATTCAGCACCACATTTATCTTTTTGTTCATTTATATTTTCTAAAACTATATACCTACCTGGATTTACTAAATCCTTGTTAAATAACATAGTTTTGCAATAGTCATAACAATTTCGTAGTTCACGTTCAGACATGTTTACAAGTTTATTTTCAACTTGAACATATTTTCCTGATTCGTCTAACGTTTTATTACCTTTCCAAATGAAACTGTTAATATCTACTTGCTTTTTATTCATCGCTTCTTTGAGTTTCTCTCCCATTAATGTATTGCTCATATCTTATAATATTATTTCTTTATTTTTCACAACATCTGATTTGTTTATAAAATTAACTATATAAGCGTTGGAATATCGATATACTTCCTTATCTCCATTGGGAGTAGTATATATATCTCCAGCTTTTACAATTTGATATTGTAAAAAACCTTTCATTCCAACACTTAATTGAGGAATCTGCCAATTTGGAAGTCTTGTACAGAGTAAATATTCTTCAGATAAAACATCTTTGAATACGTATACACTATATTGTCCTTCTCTGGATGCTAATACTTCAACTTCTTTAACATATTCTACCATAGAATGTCATCCTCTCCGTCGTCATCAATAAACTCATCATCTGCAAAACCCGGATCTTCCGTGGCTTCTGATTCATCTATTACAACATACGTAGGATACTTTTCTCTAAATTTCTTTAGTTCTTTGGTATTTTCAAAGTTAAGTACATCAATTAATTCCCCATCTTGATCAAAGATAAGATGACTCATTATTTTAGCAATTTTAACACTTTTTTGGCTCGCGAATAAATATTAGATTCTTCTTCCATAATGGTCAATGCCATTCTTGAAGTATTTTCTTCTTCTATTTGTTCCTTAATTAATTTATCAAATAACCAGGATGCTGTCATGTAATCTTTCTCAGCAATTGCTGCTTCGTAGATTGCATATATCATCTGTGTCGTTTGTATCTCTCTATCAACTGTAGCTCTAAAAGGCATGATATAATCACCTCCAGTAGGTCTTTCAGTATTAATTTCAACAGGAGGATACATGAATTTAATATCACCATCAGTAAGATATTCGTATATCCAATTATGGTGATTTAATTCTTCATCTGCTCTTTTTTTATAATATTCTGCTAAAGCAACGCAACCCTCAACATCGTAATAATTTGCGAATGATTTATAAAGATTGTAATTCTTTAACTCATGAGCAAGTTGCTTTATCAACAAATTGCTTATGGTTTCACTTACGAGTACCAATTTTCTTGACATTATTTATCAGTTTTCGTTTTCTTTTTCTTTATCTGTTTTTGTTCTACATATCTATTAAATTTATTATCTATTAACCATTGTTCTGGAGCTGCAAATAGTTCAGAACAAATTTGTATATAAGGAGTTTTAAAAAAAGATCCTACAACACCTTCAATTTCTCTAGGTGATGAATAATATTCCTGTTTACATAATGAAAAATAATTCTTATGATAAACATAAACACTTGTTTCATAAACAAATACGTTAGAAGGATCAACATATACTGTTTGATCCCCTTTAACATATAGTACTTGATCTTTAAGACTTTTCTCCATTTTTAATGATTTTTGTAATAAGTCCACATTCTAAAGCTTCTTTAGAATTGTACCATTTATCAGTTACTGAAAATTCACTCGGATTGATAGTTGTCTTTTCCTTTACAATCTCAAATAATTCTTCTTGAATTTCTTTTTGAAGTTTGAACATCACAGAGACATCTTTGGTTTTACCCCACATATCTCCAGATGCTTCATGAAGCATTATTCTACAATGAGGCAATCCGAATCGTTCTTCGCCCATTAACATTAAAATAGCTCCCATAGAAGAAGCTTGTCCAATACAAGTTGTTTTAATAGGAGCTGATATTACTTTAGAAACATCATATATAGCTAAACCATCTAAACAACTTCCACCTGGACTGTTAATATAAATATTAATAGGTGTTTTCTTATCAAGAGAATCGAGATAAAGCATCTGAGCAATAACTCCATTTGCTAAATCTTCATCAATTACTCCATCAATAAAAATAATTCTTTCTTGAATTAATTTTGAAAACACGTCCATTACGGCAACGTTTTTAGGTCTTTCTTCTACAATTGTTCTTGTACTCATTCTTTTTTTTTTTGTTTTATTATT